CTGTTCTTTTTATCCATATTGAAAATGTAAATTTATCTGCATTAGTTGGTGTTCCAATATTGCTATCAGATCGTTGTAATCGTTCTGAATTATCTTTTTCAAACTTACAAGAATTTGCTACATCATAACCTGTGGAAACAGATCCTCTGTTAGCGGTTCTCTGTAATGTTTCCATATTAGCTTTGTGTCAGATTTTGACTAATGCCTATATTCTGCCATTTATTACCGTTGTATCTAAAAGCGTATATATCTGTTTTAGCATCTGTAGCAGTTTGCGTTGGAGTTACATCACCTGCAAACTCAAAGATTGCATTCCATGCTAAAGTGTATGGTCCACTTGATGCATGTTGAGCAACTTCGATACTGATAATTGCACCCTCTACTGCGTTACTAGGTGCAGATATTGTTGAGTTTTCTTCTAATAATAAAAATGCATTTGCTGCAGCTGCAGCATCCCAAGACACTGTACCATCTGTTAGAGATACTTGTGATAAGTTTGCTGAGGTCTGTGCAGTTACTACACCAGCAACATTAAGAGTGCTGTCAATATCAGTGACATCTAAATTAGCAGTGCCATCTACATCTAGATCTGTTCCGACAAATAATTTTTTAGCAATACTCGCACCACCCTCTGTTCTTAATGCACCAGTGTCACCTGTGGCATCACTAGAGTCTGTTGTATCAGTAATATCAACCACTCCTGCAACAGTTAATGTAGATGCCATATCAACTGCACCATCTACATCAACAACATCAAGATTAGCTGTTCCGTCTACATCAAGATCTGTACCAACAAAAAGTTTTTTAGCAATACTTGCACCACCCTCAGTACGCAAGGCTCCAGTATCTCCAGTTGCGTCACTAGAGTCTGTGGTGTCAGTGATGTCAACAACACCTGCTACAGTTAAAGTTGAAGCCATATCTACTGCTCCATCAATATCTACTACATCTAAATTCGATGTGCCATTAACATCAATAGAACCCTCAAGATCTATATCACCATTGACAATAAGATCGTCCGTAACAGTAAGATCGTCCTGAACTTTTAGATCGACCACAGATAGACTAGCAAAAACATCTACAACTGCAGCACCTGATCCTGCTCCATCTAGATAAACTACTTTTGTGTCTCCTGCAGGAATAGTTATATTGGCTCCTGAGCCTTGAGAAATCACTATATCTTGTGAGCCACTAGTCCCATTCTCTATAATTTGCACTCTTTTCATTGTGTTAGGTGCAATTGTTATTGTACAAGCAGAGTCAAGTGTGCCTGTGTATTTAAGATGCATTGCTCTACCTGCATCTGTACTACCATCAGCAACTGTTGTTGTGTGAGTGTCAGCGTTAGTAGTTATAGACTCTGTGCCTATCCCTAATGCCTCTCCGATAAGTTCTAAATTGGTGTTAGTGCTTGTCCCCCAAGTTCCTGACTCATCACCTGTTGCTATCTCTTTTAATCGTAAGTTATTTACATAAGTTGCCATAAGTAATGCCCTCTTCTACATGATTATATATCTTTTTTCTAGAATAGTTAAGCGACATTTTCCCAATTAGGTGTCTGGCTGTCGCTAACACTAGACCAACTTGGAGTCTGACTTGTATCAACAAGACCCCAAACTGTTACCGAACCGACTGCTGTATTAGATGCAACACCTGTTAATGCAATGTTAGCATCACTTTTAGTTGTTGGGTCAGTAGTAGCTGAGGTTGCACCACCAAGTGATATTGATACAACTTCGTTATGGTGCACTGTAACACTACCAACTGCACTTGTTGCAGTCCCTAGAGTAACAGCAACATTTGCCTCTCCGTCTACATTTACAGATACTGTGCCTACACTACTGACTAGCGATGGTAAAACAGCAATTGCTTGTGCGTTTACGGCAGCAGATGGTGCTCCAGTTGTTGCTAATTGTGATGATAATGTTACATTAACACTTACTGTAACAGAAATGGATCCTAGTGAGGATGTTGCAGCATTGATTGCGGAAAGTGTTACAGGAAGAGCAGTGCCCCATGCACCCTCGTCCCAAGTACCTCGACCCCAACCATTTATAATAGCCATTTAAATTTATGCTATTCTTATGATTGCAGTACCTGATGCTGCTGCAGGAAAGACTATCGTAAAGTCCCCAGCAGTTGATGTTTTATCTCCACCAAAGTCAATAGTAGCAACTGATTTGTTACTATCGCTTGAGTTGTAAATCATACAACCTCTAGCAGTTACAGTTGCAGTTCCAAATGTTAGGTCAGCAAAATCAGTAAACCCTGTTGTTCCACTTGAAGTAGGATCTACTCTTGTTAAACTATTACCACCAGAAGTGTAATTTGTACCACTTGCTTGGTTAGTTGTGGTAAACGCTGTTGTTGCAGCACCTAATGTAGCAGAACTTGTATAAAGTGCAAGTTTAAAAGTATCGCCACCAGAGTTTTTAAAGTTATGTACTGCCTCGAGAAGTTCTTTTTTAAAACTTGTAGTAAGTGTAGAAGTAATCGCCATTTTATTTTAACTCCTTAAAAATTTTTGCTAAATCCTCATGACCTTGTGAGTTTAGAAGATTTACTATGGTGCATCTCTCACTTTTGATGCCTTCTCGAATATAATATAGTATAGTTGTGTAAATAGCTAATCTGTACTCCTCAGCTTGTTGTCTGATATGAGGTGCAGCATTTTCTGAAATACCACAGATTCTATTGGTTGCTTGTTCTGCCCAAAACTCTGGCGGATGTCCTCTATATTCTTGCGTTTGTACTTGTATATTACCAAGTGATGTAGATCCAGGATTGTCTAACATCAGTATCTCTTTGCCTCTGGTGGTGTGTCAAGTATTGGTATAACCTCTGCCTCTTTTCTTCTTTGTTCATCTAATGAAGCACTGTATTCTTTAAATCCTGATGAGTAAAACTTATTGTCCTCAGGGTCAAAAAGTATTACAGGTGGGTTTTCTAATCTGTGGTAGCCATAAATTTTTTCTTGTATCGGTAGATCCGTGTCAAGAAGTCCTGATCTTGGTGCTACACTTACGATAATCCCTTGTGTAATACACTTAGCTAACCAAAACTCAACACATGCACGACCTGCCTCAGCAAAATGCAAATTACCTTTATAAGTAAAATCAACACCAAACATGTTAATTCTGCCAACTTTGTTGTACATTGCAAATGCAACTGCAAAAGCCACAGTATTGTTTAGGTAACACGATCCTGTTTCTTGTACAACTTCCAAAAGAGGGTACTCAACTAAATTATCACAGCGTTTGTCTAGTTCACATGTATATATTGGACCAGGATGTGACTCAAGTATCTCTCTCATGATTCCTGTTTGTGTGCCTGCTGCATCGGAATCTAAAAATCTAGATGCTGGGTCAAGCATAAAAACTCTATCAGTTTGTCTCGCGATGCCTGCCATTGCGTTTATCGCCCACACCTCATCAAATTTATTACTATGTGATATAGAAAAATGATAGTCTATCTGACTTCTACCCATAGCAACAATTGCAATATTCTTACCCTCTAATGATTTAATTTTACTCATGATTGTGGTTCTCTTCTAACCTCGCCATATCTATATTGATCTCTTGTAGATTTACCCTCGCCAAGATTTTTAAGTAAGACTAATGCCTCTTGAAACTTTTGTTCATACACAGGCATCGTTTCATAATTTTTTAAATACATGGTTGCCTCTACTAATGTACCAAATAACATGGCATTTACTGCATTTTCTGACAACCATGTGCCAGATGTTGCTGACGTAAGTGATTGTGGTCTATAGAAGTAATGTAACTCAAATGTATAGTCAGAGTTTGGTGTAGGTGCTAGAATAAAAGTGTTTTCATCAAACTCAGCGTAGTATTTAGATTGTCCTGTAGTAGTTGATGCTGGAGTGTAGTCTCTTATAAACGACACATGTTTTAAAAGAAGATAGTTGTAATTACCACTGCTATCGATTAATGCTAAACTAAATGGCGATAAAAAATCTGATGGCATTGCTAAATAAGTGTTACCAGATGTGCTACTTCCTGTTACATTTTTCCTAAAAACATCTAGCTGTACAGCTTTTAGTATTCTTTCCTCAGCTGTTCTGATAAAATTAGGTATATTAGAAACAAGAGTGGACTCAGTGCTATCAAGATATTCTTGTACAGCAGTCGTTAATGTTGCACTAGTCCAACTCATACTACTACTGTGACCTCACCAACAGATGATGTAGCAACATATCCTGTAAATCCTGTTCCTATTGGATCAGCGAATGGGTTGTTGGTTGTTGTGCCAGATGTGCCATCAGCATTTTTTGTAGATCCTGTGGTTCGAACTGTTCCTAAGGAAAGTGTTTGTCTTACATCTGGTCTTGGATTGTATATTGCTTCAGGGTCACCTGTTATTCTTCTTGGTTCAAGTTGTGGATGTTTAGGATCATACATGTCGGGTCCAACTAATAGACCATTCCAAGTTTTTTTCATCTCGTTTAGCTTATACCTAAACCCACTTATATCACAGATGCCATACGCATTTTTACCAGAAGAATATGCCATCAGTACATAATCCTCGGTGTCAAGTTTACACTCGCTCTGTCTCTGTCTTCATCCGATGCTCTTTTCCATGCTTCCTCATACTCTAGTTTTAATATGCCAGCTTTTTGAGGATTTTTCTTCAATGCTATTTGATACGCTAATCCCATAGTCATACATGGTATAAACCTATGTGGTACCTCTTGATCCTGAGCAGATGCACTTACATCATCAATTCTTTGTAGTCTGTAGCTTACAAATTGATATTTTGTTACATCATCAGGTGTTGGGTACAGGTATAAAACAGGTGTCTCCTTTCTTTCTACAAAAAACTGTGAAGGTCTGCCTGTTGCATTTTTGTCAGGTAGTCCGAGATATTCTTGCCTGCTAATTCTTTCAATAGTAATGTCGTTAAATGTTGAACTTGACTTACTGTCATAAACTCTTACAATTGCTTCTAACACATCGATATCAAAAGAATTTAAGGTGTAGGAAGACGTGCCTGAAACTAAGTCTAATGTGACTTGTTCTACAGTCCAAAGATTTATTCCTCTGTTAGACCAATCGGAAAACATAATATTGAGCGATCTTCTAGCAGAGGAAGCATCGTAGCCTGTTCTGAGTTCTAACCCAGCTAACTCGTATGCTTCTTCTATAACTTCAGCAGTATCTAGACTAAAAGTCTTTGTGCCTGATGTTGCCATACATTAGAATTCCTTTACAACAGTTATAACTATTACATAAGTGTCACCACTACTGTGTCCTGTAGTGGTGAGTTTAATGTCTCCAGTCTTGCCTGAGCCAGAGGTGTTTTGTATTCCACCATACTCTGAAAAGTCTAGTTGATCACTAAAGTCAGCATTTAGATTCAAACATATTGTGTCAGTTGTTGCATCCCACAAAAGTTTGACACTCATTCCGAATGTGGTGTAGTCTATCTTTGATAGTTTACATCCTGTACAAGTTGCACCATCAGTGCTTCGCACAGCTAGACCACTTACATCTACTTTAGTTACAGCAGACTCCCCAGAGCCATCTGAAGTGTTAGTTAATTGTAGTATGGCGATTCTATCGTTATCTAATATTGTAGTTGATGTGACTGCATCTGCCATAAATTACTCCTAGCAACCGACGTTAAGCCAGATTACGCTGTTATCAGTATCGCCATTCACGACCATAACTTGACCAATGATTGTAGATTCTCCCTCTACATCAGCATCTATTGGTTCAGCAGCACCTGCTGTAGTGTCCGATCTTACTGCAGCCTCACCTAATACTAATGTACCAGATGTAAGAACAGAAGCAGGTCCACTTGTTTGTATCCAACCGAACTGATCTGCAGTCATGTCTATCACAGTAACACCAATCACAGGTCCAGTTTCAGTAGCAGGAGCAACAATAAGGTCGTTCCAAGGATTGCTAATTAAATCTGCTTTAGAACTTGTTGTTAGAGCAGTTGCGACTGCATCATTTAAAGTGACAACCATGTTCGCACTTGCGTCTGCAGCAGGGTTGCTAGCAATACTTAGCAACTGTCCTTGCCCAGCAACATCGTTTATATGTAAATATCCATTTGCATATTGATTAAGAGTTGCAGCTGTTGAACCAAGTGTAACAGTTACAGATGTGGCACCTGCACTTGCTGCTGCTTGAACAGCAATATCTCTATGGTTGGCAACTGCAGCAGTAGTTTGAACAGTTTTACCAGCAGTGATTGCTGTTCCACCTATACCTGCATAAACGAATGTTTTATCGCCATAAACAAGTTTTGTTCCTAACGGAAACAATTGAGTAGAACTTTCTGCAAATGGGTTTACAGTGTTTTCTGGTGAGGCATTTTTACCTACAATAAAATCTGACTCTCTATTAGAACCACTTGTTGCATCTATTTGAAGATGAGTTCCTATAAGTTTACCATATGTTGTTTCGGTTCCTGTAGTAGAATCTGTTGTAACAGAAACGAAACCATTTGTTGAAGTAGACCTTAATGGTCCAGTAAAAGTTGAGTTTGCCATATTTTCCTCCCGTGGAAAAATAATCTATTGTCTTGGCTTGTCTGCTAGGTCAGTCAATAGATTTGTTAAAATACCTAGGACTTCATTGTATATTGTTTTTCGGGAAAAAGAAAGGGAGCCTGAGCTCCCTTATTTAGATATTGAAACGATTACGCTCCAGGGGATCCGAAGATACCACGCCAATCACTAAAGCCAAAAGAATATCTTTCTCTTGCCTTATAACGCATATTGCCTGTTTCGAAGTCTCCCTCCATACCTGTTTGTAGAGGTGCTCTTTCGAAATGTTTTAACCCATTAGGCGAGTCCGTCTTAATGAAGAACGCGTCAGTATCGGTTAAAAAGTGGTTTACAACATATCCCTCAGGAATAGCACTCATATTGTTGATAGCGTTGATATCGTTATCTGAAGTGTTTACTCTTCCTGGAGTGTTCAACAATCTATCCGCCACAAACTGCAAACTTGGTGGAACGATTAACTTTCTTGCTTGAACTGCAGTTTTTAGACCACGCTCATCTTTAAATGCAGCGATGTCTATAATTGAGTTCTCAAGAGAAGTTTCGTTTAAGTCAGCAGAAGTGCTCAACTCATTTCTCTGATCACCAGCTGTCAAAGTTGGGTGGTCAGTAGTCATGAGAGGTTTTCCGTCGCCTCCTGGAAAGGAAGTTGAGAAACCATTATTAAGCACATTTGCAGCTTTCACTTGCTTGGTTTGACTCATAGATCTAGCCAATGCTCGTGTATATCTTGCTGAAATGCTATCATACAAGTTATCCTCAATAGCTTCTTCTGTGATAGAGAAAGCCAACGCCACTGTTTCATGAGAATATCTCGCAGTGAAAGTTTCTTGTGCGTAGTCATATGTGACTGCAGCACCTTCACCTTTCACAGGAGCCTCACCGA